TTTATTATAAATATAAAAGTTACATTATTGTTTTTTAGTGTACAAAAAAAGGGGTGATTAAACCCCTTCTTTTATACAGTGAGAGTAACGATTAATATGATGGAGATATTACAATCGCAGCATCAGCATCACCTAAGCTATCAAATGGATAGTCAGCAACTGATGAATCAAGTCCTGATTTCTTTATCATATATAAAGGTTGTTTTTCTTCTGCTGTAAATTCTAATGTATATCCAGATAAATCACCTTTAGCTGCACCTGTAACAATCGTTCCGCCAGTAACATCACAACCATTTACCGCACCTAGCATCCACAAATTATCCATATTATCAAATACAAAAATTTGAGGTCTACCATAAGCAATAAGTTTTAGTTCATTATTCATAGCAACATCTAGTTTTTGAAATGTTACTGATAATGTTTGACTAAAAAATGTTGTTCCTGTTGCAGGGTCTGAGTTTACATTAACTGTCATAGAACTTAAATTTGGTCTAAGTTCATAGCGATATAATGTCATAACACTAGTGTCTGCTGAAGACCAATTAGCAAAACCCATTGTATCTATCTGCAACTCATCTGAGCCATTTACTGCAAAAGTAGCATTTGTTGTAGCATTATTCGCCCAAGCTTTAGCAATAAAGATAGTTTTAATACCTGATATAGAATCTTTACAATCTACCGTTCTTCCCGCTGTTAATAAACAAGCCATAGTATTTTTTTTTAAAAGGTTAATAAAAGGGGGTATATTTCAACCCCCTATTAAAGTATATATTAAGTCCAGAATGTTGCTCCAACTACACCGTCTCCTGCAACTGCAACTTGAACACCAATTGCGAAATGCATAACAACTCTTACATTGTCACTACCATCGTATTGGTAAGTCGGTATAATTCTCGCTTCAGTCCAATCAGTAGCAAGGTTAGTTCCATAAACCATGTTGTCTCTGTATGTAAGGACAATTGCGTCTGCAGGCATTCCAGGGCAAACTCTAATTGGAATTCCTAAATATGTCATTCCGTCTAAAGTTTGGTTTGTTCCCAAGCTATTGATACCTTGTCCGTTTCCTGCTGCAGCAAGTTCTTGCATGTATAGTCCGTAAGTTTTTAAACCTACATAGAAACCAACGTCAGGCTTGTTTAATATACCAGGAACATTTGCAACTGCGTCATCATAAACTTGTCCAAATTGGTCTACCGCATTTGCGTTAGTAATCGTAGCAATAGTTGATTCTACGAAGTCTTTACAAGCCGAAGCGTCAACCCCTTCCTCATCAAATGCACCATCGTTAGATAAGAAACCTGTTCCGTAAACTCCACCTGTGTCTGCAAGCCAAATTCCGTTTTCTATTGATTCACCTGCTTTTGCAGCAACAGTAGATAATAAGAAATCAGAAAAACCTGTCGGAATGTCGCCATTTCTAGCCATTCCCTCACCCAACCAAGTAGGGAAAATTGTGCCTCGACATACTTCCTGATTTACTTCCAGGTCAGTTAGTGTTAAAGTTTGTAATGTTTGGTCTAATGAGATGTCGTTATCATCAAAGTCGCATGTTGCAGCTTTAACAGGGTCGTTAAGAGATAAGCCCGTTAAATTAGCAGCTTTTCTTAAACCATCTATTTGTTTCACATATCCCTTAGCAACCGTGTCAGGACTTTTAACTGCAGCAGTTACATAGGGCAACGCTAACTTACCAACATAATTGTCAGCAGCTACGTCTATATCAAATTGATATTCTTTGCTTAAATTGTATTTATTCGCCATTTTTTTATTATTTATTTGTTATTAATGTAATATGCTGCCCGTTCTTTAGTAGACAGTTTGGTTAAATCAACAGTTGCACTAAAGTTTTCACCTGCAGGATTGTAAGAAATACCTTCCGTAGCAGGTTCGTCACTTAGTTCAACTATTTTGCTTTTAAGTTCTTCTATTTGTGTCATAAGTTCGCTTATAACTTCAGAACTCATTTCTGTTTTATCTTCTTCAGAATCTTTGGAAACTTCTTCAGATAATTCTTCAGTTTCTTCTTCAGCTTTTTCACCAAAGACTGCTTTTTCTAATTCAGCAACTCTATCTTTTATTTCCTCAAAAGTCTTAGCCCAATCAGTTTCTTCTGCTTCTGATTCCTCAGCTAGTTCTTCTTCTTTAGGTTCTTCAGATGCTTCAACATCTTCAGCTTCTTTTTCTTCACCCAAATCTAGGATTTCAGATGAATCTCCGATTGTCATTTTGTTTCCGTTTTCCATTGTATAGCTTCCTGCCGACAATGCTTCTGCTTCGCCATCATCACCAACAGCAAAGACTTTAGACCCAATCATGAATTGCTCATCTTCTGTAGCAACAACACGACCATCATCTAATTTCATTTCAGCGTAAAATTTTACGCTATAAGATTTAGGTTCATTTTTCATTTTTAAGAGATTTAAAATTTTTTCTATAGTTCCCATAACATTAATAAATATAAAAGGGTTAAAACTGTTTACTTCTTTATCGTTTTACTGTCCTATTTTTGATAGCTGCACAGACTTTAGCAGCCGTTTCTTTATTGCCATATTCCTTGATTTGGTCACGCATACAATCATCCCAAGAATACTTTAACATCGCTTTTCTTTTAGCAAAAGCAACGTGTTCTAGTATCTTGTATTTTTTCTTGTATTTTCTTTTTCCTTCTTTTCCATATTCTTCTCTAGCTACAGCAGCAGAATGGTCAACGCATGGCATAAATAATTTAACCCCATCAACAGTATGGGGGTGTGAACCAGAACAGCCTTTAAACATCTCTGCATAGATTTCAGCTTCTTCTTTTGTTCTAAATAATGGTTCACCATCTAAAGCACCAACAGGATTTAATTCATTATCTAATATTAGATTTTTAATTTTACCCATCATTACCTCATCAGGACATTCTTCACATACTTCATCTAATATATCTACCTGCTTAGATGCTTCGATTAGCTTATCGGTGAAATAGCCTTCGATACTGAATCCACGCACTTCTTTATTTTTGATTGATTCCCATATATCAGGATTATTCTCAGCACTTACTTGCACAAACCACGTTCCGATTGGCAGATTCTGAAATCCGTACATATTTGATTTATCATATTTCTTGTCCTCTTTAATCCACGATTCTACAACGGTTAATCCTTGTATTGGCTGTTTATGTTCAAAGGTATGATTATTGTTGTTTAAACTATTCATAAATAGCTTTTGAGCTTGTTTAATAGTTTCCTTAGTAAAAAATACTTCGTATTCCTCATTCGTTTCCTTGTCAAGTCTTGGGATTTTCTTGTCAGGAACAAGTATTGCTCCAACAAGTTGCTTTTGTTCTTCATCTACTTTTGCAAGTGATAAGAAATCATTATCTCGACTAAAGAAAACGAAATTTTCTTCTATCGCAGGAAACTTGACAATGCTTATCGCATCAACGCCAAACATATCTGCCGTTTCATCTATGATTAGTTCTATGAGTTTTTTCTTTTTTGCCATAACATCTATAAATATAAAATTCTTAATTTTGTTTACAATGTAGCTTGTAATTCTAATTCTTGTTGCAACGCTTGAGAGCTAGAAATGTCATTCTCTACTACATACGCTTGAACGGGTGGCATCCCTAAACCTGCTGAACCAACATCACCTATATTGGGTATCAAAGATGCCCCACCTATTCCGCCCAGGGATGGTGTGGGAATTATATCTGAACTAATACTACCGCCCCCTGGTGTTGGAGAAACTGAGGGTGAGGAATCCATGCCCATATCTCCCTCTGGTAAAGCTACTGACATTATATCCTTAACTGTTTTTAATCCTGATGCTACTGCCCCTGCTGCTGCTATAGGACCAAATATAGGCCCAGCCCCTGTAGGTGGTGGTGCTAACGCTGCTGCTGCTGCACTATAAGTATTAATCAATGCTTGTGCTACCGCCAAAGCTTTACCTGCTGCACTTTCTTTTCCTATTATGTTAGCAACAGTACCTAAGCTCTGTGCAACTAAGGCCGTTTTTTGTTCCTGTGTTAGTTCAGTTACCTTTACCTCTGCTTCACTATATTTTTTATTTATTTCTAATTTTTTATCTTCAAATTGCTCAGTTATTTTAGTAGTATCTTTTCCATATTTTTCAGCCAACTTAATTAAAGCATTATATTTTGTTGTTGCCTGTTCTATTTCTAATTCTTGCTGTGAAAGGCCTGATATCCTGACAAGTTCAAGCTGTTTTTGTGTTTCAGCTTCTGCCTTTTCTGTTTTTTTGATTAATTCCTCAATTTGTTTATTGCTAATATCTTCTGTTATCTCTAAATTAAGTTCTTGAGCCTTATTTATAAGCTCTATTCTTTTTAATCTGTCTTGCTCATTTTTTTCATCTTGCTTTGCAATTTGGTTTGTAAAAGTTCCTATTTCAGCAGCTACTCTTTTTTGTTTTAATACTGAAGCTGTTTGCAAATCAATTAACCTTGCTCTTTCTTCTGCTAGTTTTGCAATATCTTCCTCGCTTGATTTTCCTAAATCAATCACCGCCTGTAACGTATCAACCTTCTTTTTTTGAGTTGCAACTTCCATATCTGCGACTCTTTTTTCTTCTGCTACTGCTGCTTTTAACGCCGCCAATCTTTCTTCCATTGACTTTGTGTCATCTTCTGCTAATAGCCTAGATTCAGCAATAATCTTATTAGCCTTTGCTCTGACCAATAACATATCTCTTTCCTCATCTCTAACGCCTTGTAATGCTATAGTTAATGTATCTATTGCTTTAACTTCTTCTTTTATTTCTGCCGTAGTTCCTGTAAACGCATCTTTAAATGCTTTAAATGGGTTTTTTAATTTTATTAATGATTTAATAAATTCTTCTGCCCTATCCCTAAGTACATCAAACGCTGCACTAAGTTGAGCAGATATTCTCTCAAATTTTCTAGCTGTTTCTATATTACCGCTAAATATATCTTTTAATTTCATAAAGGCAGCAATAATCAAACCAATGCCAAGAGCCTTAAATGCTGTTCCTAGCATTTTTGTTGCACCTGTCATTCCGCCTAACCCTTTTTTAGCTCCTTTTGAGGACTTATCTACACCCTTAACGCCTTTTTTTAGGTCATCTATTTGTGAAATTGCTTCTTTTGCTTTTACATCTACTTCTATTATTTTTTTTACCGCCATACTATTCTTATTACTTGTTTAAACATTCTTCTAAAACTTGTATGATATTGCTCCATACCATAAACAAAATCCAGCTCTTTATTTTTATACTCTACTAATTGTATGTTGTCAATAGCAGGTATAATTATCTTTGTTGTATTTTCTATGTATTTTTTTAATTCCATATTAATCTCTCAAAATTTTGTAATCCTATAGGACCGCCTGATTGCCATATTGCCCAATTATCACCAAAAGGTAACTGTAAATTACCTAAGCTTTGAACATTTAAGTCTACAACTAATGACCAAGCTTTTTTAGTGTCTGCCAAACTATCCTTTAAGCCAAACTCTAAACTTCCATCAGTACTATTGGTAATTATTTCTAAGGTAGATGTTGTTGATAATGTTGCCTCTTTTAACCCCCATTCTTGAACGCCACCGACATTTCCTATTTGGTTAATGGCACTACCCTGAACCACAAAAGCTGTATGGTAACTAAAGCTCTCAGTTGTTCCCACAACATAAGTCGAATCTGTGCCACCAACTACTGTAGACATTCCTTTAACAGAAATCATTACATTTGAATTTTGAGGCAAGAAAATTTTGTTACTTGTTGCCCACTTATTACCCTGAGGGTAAGCATATCCTGTTGTTGTTCCTTCTGTATATCCTGTCAAAACCATTCTATGAGATTCACCAAGAATTGCAGGACCTGTTTTTAGTTCGTTTTTGTACTTAATAATCATAGAGTCGCCCTGAGCCTGTATTAATTTGCTTCTCCCTTTTCCTGAATTTGTGCCTACTACAAAAGGGTTTTTTAATCCCCTTAATTTTCCAGACATTAAATTTTTAAGATAGCCCTTGTTAAATAATGACCTTTTCGATATGGTGCTTTTTAGCCTTATCGGCAAACTTCCCGTATTAGCTAAACAAGGAAAAAGCCCAGGGTAAGAATCGTTAGCCCAAGGCACAGGCTCTCCACCTGCACCAAAACAACAAGCCTCAGAAACATAAAGACCAGCATCTGGTAATACTGTTGCATCACAGCTGGGGTCTGTAGCATCGCACCAAGTAAAAAAGCCCTGCACAATATCAGAAACAACAGAATCGCAACCTTCTGGCAACGCCACAGCATCATCTATTTTTTTTAATAAAGTAACTTTAGTAGATGAGTTTGTTCCTACTTGGTAATTGTGTATATTTTGAATACGCCACCAAGAGTCCCTTATAAATATCTCATCATTAAACTTAAATTTAAAAATGTCTACTGCTGACAAATTAAAATAAGCAATTAACACTCTAGATTCTTCACTATATAACCCGTTAAGATATGGTTTCCAATAGTACATATAAAGGGTGTTCAAATTGGTGATTGTTTCTAAATCAGCCTCATAATTAAACACCCTCAAATTAGCTTGAGGGGGAGCAAAATCCCAATATAAAGATGTGTTTGCGGATGTCAGCGTATATTCGTATGTAGGAGCAGCGGCATTTGTATTAATATCCCAAGGGCTGCACAAGGGGTATTTGGTAAAACTACGGGCATTAATAGTACCCCCAGGCGTTATTTGGTGTAAGTAGATAGTTTGTGCTGTTCCCTCAGCCGTTTTAATGTCTGTAGTTGCACCACAATAATAAAATAACTTAGGTTTTGTAGCTGTTAGAACATTTTGAGTAGTACCATCATCATCTACTTCATAGCTCATCTCATAGTGTATAGCAACATTACTTAGGTCTGTTTCTGTTTCCGAACCAATCTTAAATATTTGCTGATTTATATATGGAGCAAATAGGGGTGTGTTTTTCATTTCACCCGTAGCAAATTGGTTAAATTTATTTTCTTCTAAATACTTACCATAGACATTGAGTGATGGAGCATTTTCTTTTATAGTCTTGTTCATTATATCCTCATCTTCTTGGTCAGAAAAGTGAACAATTTTTTTCTGTAAACTTGTTGTATCTTTTACAATAACCTCTTTTGAGGTATCTAATTTGTCAGTCCAATGTTTCATTGTTCCGCCCTCTATATATAATTCGTAAGGTTCAATTATTATATTAGAAGAATTATCAGGGTCTGTAGTTACTACTAAATTAAACCTTTGGATGATGTCTTGTAAAAATTCTTTTTGCGTTATTTCGGGGTCTATACAATCAGGAATTAAAATCTCTTTTTCCCATTGAGTCTGATTGTATGGTAACCAATTACATTTTATTTTTGAATAAACGCCACCCCCCATACTACTACCAAACATTTTAAACCAAGAACGGTACAAAGGATAATCTATACTATACCATTTCATTTTAGGCGGTTGTATTCCAAAAGAAAATTGAGTTCCAACTGCTAAATCGCTAATATCAAAAGTACATTCCCAATAGTCATCATTTGCTCCAATATATTCATTACCAACATCACTAAGATTAACATATATCGTTTGCAAACTATCGTTCATGATGTCGCCTGTATTAGCATCATAAAGATAAATTTCTATAGGCGTAGAGCTTAAACTTCCACAGACAGGCACTATATTGAAAGTGTCAAACCTGCCCTCAATAGTTACCTCTGTAATAGCAACGCTAATTTTTGTAAAAACTGATGTGTCCCAAACTTCAGAGTCATCGTAATAATCTGAGTTAGCTATAAAAGTTATTGGTGGCGGTGTGTCTACAAGTTGAGCATTATCGCAATCAAAATTACTTGGCGTTCCCCAATTCTCAAAGGGCATCTCAATCATACCTGTAGAACCTAAATCAACACCAGCAGCAGCATTTCCCCACCAAGGCAGGGTACTACTAAGTGAACGGGAGTATAAAATTCCTGGTGGGTAATCTTGAGTCCCTGCAGATGGTGTCGGCAAAAGTTCAGACTCTGAGTGACCAGCCAATGTCATAAATATCTTGCCAAAATAATTTCCATCTACAAACGTAGACCTATAAGAAAACCCTGCTCTAGCAAAGATTAATTTTAATAATGTTTTTATTTGAATTGCTGGTCTTAATTGCTCTATGTTTGTTGAAAGACTTTGAGCAGTAAGGTTACCATAATACTCACCTTCATCAGCTATTATTGCTGCTATTTCTGTGTCATCTAAATTTAAATAAGATTTATCTCCTTCACTATACCAAAAGTTTGGTCTTGTTGCTGTCAGAGGGTACATAACCTTTTGCACCCCTGCATCCGCATCTCTTAATGAAACTTCATCTACATTTTCAAAATCACTACTTGAACCATCCCAAGATGCAAGTATGTTTGTTTTGTCAAATATGTGGTTTAATTCATTACTATAAGTTCCATCATCATTTAAAAAAACATCTTTTAGTCTTTTTTCTCCAATAGCACTATAAAGGTCAGATGTGTTAGACATTAATACAACCTCATATACTTGTGCTTTTTTATATACCCCTTTTAGTTGCAAATACCCCTCAAGCTGAGGTACTGTATCAACAAGAAGCACAGCACTAAATTGTTCTCTAGTTGTAAATACTAATTTCTCTAAGTTTACATTATACCAATCTTGAAAAAAAGCATTATTTTTTTTTGTAAATGGCAGTTTAAATGTCTGGCTAAAACTTCCCTTTCTAGCTTCAGGGTTTTTAATGTCAGAGAATTGAAAATTTAAAGATATATTTGGTGACTGTAATAGCTCTAATTCATAAGTTGTTTCTACTGTGTCGCCACTTTCTGCTGGTCTATATGCAACTAATCTGACATCCATTAAGAGTTTGTATTTAAAGGATTAGCGTATTCTATTTGAATTGTGTACTGTATTTTTATTTTATCATTAGCTACTGTCTTTCTAACAAAGCTAGAATCCCTAATAATAACAGGCACAGTATAATCTGTATCAGGATTTTCTATTATAAAGACATCATCTGAAACTATTAATTTTTCTAATAATTGTGCATCTTGTTCTGTGATGAAATCTGTATTTAAAACTTCTGTCAATCTTGCTTCTACATTTCTGTTCTTTATCCCTCTATCAAAATTATTATAACCATATTCTGTAGAGTTAAATTCTCCTAACATTTTTGAGTATGAATCCCTTTTTACTTCTACTGATTGTGTTGATTTCATTTTGAAATTAAAGTAATCCCAACAGCCTACACTATTACGCCACCCTAATCTTCTGACCTTAAACCCTTTACAGCTAGTATCTTGTTTTATAAAATAATATAAAGCAGTTGATGCCGCAGGTGTTCCTGTATCATCTTTACCTTGAATTGTGTAATAAGCCCAATTAGCAAAATTAGAAGGTTGTGCATCTCCAGAACTTCCACCTACAGGCGTTACAGTTGATGCTTCTAAATTGCCTGGACCACACCCAAAATATAATAATTTTTCTGCTACTGTATCAGCTTCACCACCAGAAGATGCTGGGTTTGCTCCGCCTGTTGAATTGGCGTTAGTTATGCTTTGAGCAGAGCCAATTTGACCACCACTAGAATCATAATAATTAATCTCAATAATGTCTATATCACTATCAAAATCTGTTTCTGAGTTTAAGAAAGCTACAGTATGATAATCAGTATCTTGAATATAATTTCTATATACTGATGTTTTAACAACATCTCCAGAGCTTTGCTGTACATCGCTTAAAAACCTTCCATTTGCATCTTTGGTTTGGAAAATTTGGAATTGAGTTCCTTGGAAATATGTCCCTGAACTTCTAGCAGTTTCTAAGGGCAAGGATGCTGCTATATAGTATTTGCTACTAGCGACATTTTCTGTAGCATCTTCAAGGGGTACGCCATTTGCTGTAGTGGAGTATTGCTGGTATGCTTTGACATAGATATACTTTAACTGATTGTAATTGTGACTAAAAATTTTGGCTGCAACATTTTTTCCTAAAGTATGAATGGTATCTGAAGTATTATTTTGGTCATTATATGTTGCCTCTAGTTGGCTATTTATAATCTTGCTAACATCAAATACAGCGTGTACATTTGTGACTGTAGCATAACCATTATGTCTTTGTTTTATTTTACCTAATAATTCTCCTGAACCATCATCAATTCTAATTTCTAGAATAAATTTGAAATAATACAAAGCACTTATACTGCTTTGTTTTACTGTGTACGGTAACACAGGTGTCCAATTTGTTATTGCTGGTATTTTCGCTGCCCCCTCAACAGGTCTTTGTTCAAAAGTTATAGTTCCTAATGCCATCTTATTTTCCTATTATTATTTCTAATTGTTTTTCTAAATCATTTCCAAACGCTTCTACAATAGCATCTGTTTGTTTGTTTAATTGCTGAGTAAATGGTTTACTAAAAAACTGTGTTCGTTCTAATCCTCTTTGTGCTATTGCTCTACCTATAAGAAAGGCAGCACTCTTTATATTTTGCTGATTCTTTTCTACAAACTTACCCCCAGCACCCCTCAATTTTAAAGGTTTGTTAGCTATCCATTTTGCTACTACACCTCTTGCTATATTTTTTTTCTTAAAACTAAACGGACTGCCCTGTCCTCGCATTTTACCACTACCTTTAAAACCACCAGAACCTTTTACACCTTCATCAACAAAATCCCAATAATCCTCAGCACCACCAAATTCAAAGGCTAATGTTACACTATCCTTTTGTGCTGTAACTAAATAGTCAAAGTCATTATATAGTGTATTTTGCCTTGTTGTTTTTTTCTTCTTTTTAAGTATAGCTCTACCCTCTTTGACAACTTTACTGCCAAACTTCTGCATAGCTTGTATGGTGTTTTTTAATTCCATCAACTATTAGCTGTTATTGGAACAATGCAAAGATTATTCTTGTTATTAACTTGCATACTTAACGTAGCTGACCACCCTGTCAAAAGATTATCAAATCTCGCTGTAAATGGTTCACTATTAATAGGCAATTCTAATACTACCTCATTATCCACCCAGCTTGTAGAATACAGGCTATTATGAAACTCATTAATAACATCTTGTAGTATTTGTAGGTTTTCGCTTAGTGTATCTATTCTCCCTAATCTTTCTTTATTTGGGGCATCACCAACTTCATCATTAATCATATCTAAAACATAAATAGTAAAGGTATAAGTCATTACGCCCTTGTCTATTGTTGCTGTTCCTGGCTCGGCATATAGTATAACATAATCTGTAGCACCAAGCTTATTTATATCGACCTCATCCATAAACCCACTATGAAAGCTATTTATCATTTGGTGTTTCTCAGCGATTGTTTCTAAGAATCCTAAAGCATTTCTAAATGTTATCATAGTTGTTTCTTTGTTTATTATTATAATCTTGAGTATAAGCCAAATAGGTAAATACTTCTAAGATTGGTAATCTTGTTATTTTATTTATGTCAAGTATGGAATTAGACATTGAATATAAAGCATTGTACCAGCCCCATTTAGACTGCATACTTACCCCTTTTGTAGTTTCGTTTCCTGAGCTTTCAAATAGCTGTGCGAAATCTTCGCTAATTCGCTTCCTAAAGTCAAAAAAAAACCTAAGCAATTTAAAGCTATATCCATTGGGCAATCCTTAAATAATTCCTCTTTAAACTCATCAGGGTTATAATCTTCTATGGCATATCTATCTCCCCTTTTAAAATTCACAGGCCTATAAAGAATAGACATAATAATATGTAGGTTCTCAATAGGTTCTTTACAATATGTTTCCAAATCAATATACTCTCCTGTACTAATCTCATTTAGATTGGGACAGAATCCATATTCCTCACCTTTAAATTTAAATACCTTCCTAAATTCTTCTTTATCAGGTTCTGTGTCTACAAGCAGTTTTATTATTTGTATGATTTCTAATAAATCAGAATACATCATTTTTTTAACTATTGCCGTTGATGTATTACATAATAGAGCTACGCTTCTAATTATCTTATTTTTCTCACTTCCTTTACCATCTTGTATTTTCACATATTTTTGATAAGTGGCTATTGTTATGTCAGCCCAATTATCAGGTATTGTTAATTTAACCTCTTTCATTACTAATAAATATAAAAATTCATAATTCGTTTTTTATTCTTTGTTCTGCTATTTTAAAATACTCTTTGTCTAATTCTATTCCTATAAAATCCCTGTTTAAATTACAACAAGCAACCCCTGTTGTTCCACTACCCATAGTAAAGTCTAATACTGTTTCTAATTCGTTTGTATAAGTTTTAATAAGGTATTCCATTAATGCAATAGGTTTTTGTGTTGGGTGTATTGGTTTTGATTCTCTTTTAAACTCAATCAAACATTTGGCTAATAGTTTATTTGGTTCATATTGTTTAGATGGTTTTGTTCTTTTTTCTCTTGTTCCTACTTGGTCTTTCCCAAACTCTTTTTGTTTACTTGGTTTATATAAACTTCTTTTTTCAACACCTTTAGGGTTTGTTGTTTTTTGAGAATTATAGGGGGGTTGTTTTTTATAAAAGACAGAAGCCAATTCTATATTTTTAATTGGCTGTCTATTGCCATTCATAAAATTAGCACCGTGTAGTTTATTCCAATACCAATCATATTTATAATTCTCTATATTTGACATTCTTAAAACACTACTAAAAGGCTCACTACCAAATAACACAATAGCACCATTTGGTTTTATTATTCTGTTTAATTGTTCCCACATTGGTTTAAAAGGAATAATAGAATCCCACTTACAAGCCGTTGTTCCGTATGGTGGGTCAGTGATAATTGCATCAATACTTTTATCAGGTATTGACTTCATTACTTCTAAACAATCACCATTATATAGTTTCATAATATATAGTATTTACCGCTATGATTAATACTAAGCTTATTTAAGCACAAATATCTTGTTGCATCAATTAAATGGTCATTGACTTTTACAGGCACATTTAATACATCACCATTCTTATCTGTAGCCCATTTATAAGACCTAAATTCTTTGATTGCATTTAAACTATCTTTAGTTATATGCAGTTTGTATCTACGCATTATATCAATGCCTAAGTGTATTCCTGCTCCCTTCTTAGCGGGTTTTATATTAAAGCCAGAACGATACACTTCCTCAATACTCTTTGGTTCTGCGGAGTCGGCAACTATTTCTGACTGTCTATCTATTCTAAATTCTTTTAGCTTATTAGCTAGGTCAGTATTAGTTAATCTTTTTTCATATAACATCTCTTTGATATATAAATTATCATCAGATTGATATACTGCCACTAAAGCACTTGGTGAATTAGTGAAGCCGAAATCTAATCCGTAGCCAACTAGATTTCCTTGTACTTCATCTACAAGCTCAAACTTCCTGAATATCATTGTCTGAATAGAACCAATTTCACCAAGTCCGTAAACCTGCCAATAATCGGGGTCTAAGTCTTTTAGTCTTTCAATCTCAGCAATAGTATCTTTATCTAAAAATGGATTTGCTTTATATGTTGATTTAAAGAACGTGCAATCATCTCTAGTTATTACCTTCTCATATATCCAAGAATAAGGGTCTGATGGATTATAGTCTAAATATATCTTGTCTGTTGTTCGTAATATAAGTTGCTGCCAATCTTCATAAGTAAACTCATTTGCTTCATTAAGCCACAAATAATCACGCTTACGCCCACGTATTTTTTGGCTCTGGTCAATTGAAATAAATTCTAATAAATTGTTGTTTCCTAAAATATAGGATAGTTCTGATTTGTTGTGATTTTCTTCTCTATATAAATCTAACTCTTTTAGTAAATTAATTATGTCACGATAGGCTGTACCTTTAAGGGCAGGTAGTGTTTTTCTGCATATAGTAAATACTTTGCCTGTTTCCCTTAATGCTTTGACTATAAATAATTGACAAAGCGAATAGGTCTTTGAACTTCTTGTCCCCCCCTGAAGACAAGTGATTCGTGTGCTAGACCTATAGGCCTTGTGAAATACATTTGTAGTATCAATCGTTACCTGTGTCAATTACTTTTATATTTATATCAGTTATAGATTTGCCATCAGTAGTTATATCTAATTCAGACTTTTCAGTATAACCCCTTGTCTTTCCTTTAGTCTTTAAAAAGAATATAGTGGCTGCTGTTGAGTTATCTGAAATCTGTTGGTGTAATTGGCTTTCTGCAAAGTCTAATGCAACATTCTCAATCTCTTGAACTTGTTGTCTAAATTCTTCATCATCTTTAAGCCATTTGTAATATGTGCTTCTAGGAATATCAGCTTTCTTACAAGCTATTGTTACTACCCCTAAACTCTTTTCTAATGCCTTTAATAAAGTTTCTTTTTTAATGTGTCTACTTTTGTTCATAGTTTTATTTTAACATTATAACCTTTTTTCTTTAAATCATCATGCAATT